TTACGAACAGGTTATGATTTAGAAACAGCTAAAAGATCTATGAATTTACTTTTGGCTGATTGGGCTAACCGAGGTCTTAATCAATGGACTATTCAACAAACTATTACTACTGTAACTGAAGGGGTAAACTATATTTCTCCCGGATCAGATACGATTGATGTATTAGATGCTGTTTTAAGACGAAATCAAAATGGAACTGACACAGATATGTCTTTAGGAATGGTAAGCCGTGCAGAATTTTTAAATATTCCTGATAAATCTAATAAAGCTAGACCAACTCAATATTTTGTAGATAAACAAATTGATCCTAAAATATATTTATGGCCTACTCCAGATAATAGTACAGATAAAATAATTTATAATAGATTAGTAAGAATGGATGACGCTGATGCGGCAACTAATACTTTACAAATGCCTTTTAGGTTTTATCCATGTTTAGCAAGTGGGTTAGCTTATATGCTTTCTGTTAAAAAAGCGCCTGAACGAACAGAATTATTAAAAGCTGCATATGAAGATGATATGCGAAGAGCTATTGATCAAGATGAACCTCGTTCATCCTTTAGAGTAGCTCCAGACATGAGGAGCTTTATGATAAGATAATGAATTACGCTCTTGGAAAATTTGCAATTGCTATTTGTGACATTTGTGGTCAAAGATATAAATTACATCAATTAAAAAAACAATGGAATGATTGGAAAGCATGTCCTGAATGTTATGATCCAAAACAACCACAATTAGAAATACCTACAAATACTGTAGATCCCCAAGCATTATACGAGCCAAGACCTAGTATTGATGTAGAGGCTGGTGAAGGTGTGGTAAGAACAGAAAATCCTGGGTTTGTTAATTCAAAAGAAGATTTAATTGGTCATGCTTTTAGAACTAATTCTTTAAATGGACAATTAGGTAGTATAACGGTGGTAGTATAATGGCATACACATACACAACATTAAAAACAGCTATACAAGATTTTGTAGAAGATTCAGGAACAACCTTTGTTGCTAATTTAGATAATTTTATACAAAATGCTGAACAAAGAATGTTTAGCGAATCAGATTTACCATTAGATAGAAAAAATTCTACGGGTAATACCACAGCTAACAATAAATATCTTTCTACTCCAGATGATTTTTTATCTACCTATAGTTTAAGTATTGTTTCTAGTGGAACACATCATTTTCTTTTAAACAAAGATGTTAATTTTTTACAAACATTTGATCCCGATCCTGATACCACACGAGGAATGCCTAAATATTATTCTTTATGGGATGAAAATACTTTTATACTTTCACCCACCCCGGATCAATCATATGAAGTAGAATTGCATTATTATTACAAGCCTGTTTCCATAACTACATCTACAGATGGAACATCTTGGTTTGGTACTAATGCTCAAAACGCATTATTATATGGATCATTAGTTGAGGCTTACACATTTTTAAAGGGTGAGCCGGATTTAATAAAACTGTATAATGATCGTTATATGGAAGCGCTGTCTAGGTTGAAAAATCTTGGAGAGGGACGTAACCGTACAGATGAATATCGTTCAACAATAGTAAGACAAAAGGTGACTTAAAATGTTTACAGCAGAAGTAAAAATGAATACTGGAGATGTTAATGTTATAACAACGCAAAATAGAGGAATGACTCCAGAAGAAGTAGCTAAATTAGCTATGGATAGAATAATTTATGTTAGTGGCGATGCGCCCGATGGTATTAAAGAGCAAATTAATACTTACAAAGAAAAGCTTTTTCATGTATTAGTTATATATATGACTCAAGCGGTTCAAAGTGATCGCACTAATGTAATAAACCTTCTTGAAAAAGAAGGACATCGTTCGTTAGCTGAATCAATAAGGAGAATGTAATGGCAATAACGCAAGCAATGTGTAGCAGTTTTAAACAAGAATTGTTGCAAGGTCTTCACAACTTTACTAACGGAAGTGGTGGTGGAACTACGACTAGCACTGGTACCGGGAACACATATTATGTGGCTCTCTATACTAATAGTGCTTCTCTAGACGCTACTACAACCGCATACGCATCAGGTAATGAGGCAACTGGAACAGCTTATTCAGCTGGCGGTCAGTCTCTGACTAATGTAACGCCATCACTATCTGGAACAACAGCCCTAACAGACTTTGCAGATGTAACTTGGTCTTCTAGCTCTATTACTGCTAGAGGAGCATTAATTTACAACTATAGTCTTTCAGGAAATAATGCTGTATGTGTTTTAGATTTTGGTAGTGATAAAACAAGTTCTGCTGGAGATTTTACAATTCAATTCCCAGCTGCTGACGCAACAAACGCTATTATTAGAATAGCTTAGATTTAAAAAGGTAGGTTTATGGCCCTGAAATTCTATGATAGAACCAAGGAAGAAGCTACCACAACAGGCACGGGAACATTCTCGTTATCTGGAACTGGAGCTGATGGAGGTTTTAGAGCCTTTTCAGCCGTTCATGCAACGGGTGATGAGGTCTTCTATTGTGCTGTTGATTCTTCCAATAATGCTTTTGAGGTAGGTAAAGGAACTTTAACTTCTGGTACTCCTTGGACTTTATCTAGATCAGAAATTAAATCTTCTTCTAATTCTAACAACAAAGTTAACTTTGCTGCTGCTCCTGAAATATTTTCTACATACCCGGCTGACAATGCAGCTTTTTCTGCTACGGATATGGCAAGTAATGTTGTAGAAACAGACGCTATATTTACTGAAACATTGACAGCGGATAAAGCTCTTACTGGTCAATTTAAAGGAACATTACAATTTAATAAAGCCTACTTTACTTCATCTGATTATGAGGTAACAAGTGGCAATACCTTAACTGTTGTAGATAGTGCTGATCTTTATGCTGTAGATATTTCTAATTCAACCGTTATGGACAGAACAGCTGATTTTACTTCAGATACAACCATTACAGCTGATACTATGTTTTCACCAGTAATAAATGCTTATGCTACGGTTACTATAAATAACGGAATAAAAGCAACTGTTTCTCCTGTTGGCACAACATTTGTAAATAATGGCGATGGTATATCAACAGGAGGGCCAATATCATGGAAACTTCCAACATCCGATAGTAGTGACGGCACAGCAATTGTAACAGATGGACAAGGTGGCTTGAAAGTTAAAGGCGCTACAGGCGGTAGCAGCGTGCCAACATTATCACCTCAAGGGGAAACACTTATTTATGATGGAGATTTTAATAATTATGTTGGAACCACAAATTATGTAGAATTTATTGTTCCAACAAGTAGTGCAGCTGCAACTAGCGACATAGAATCATTTAGAATAGAAATGGATTTTGTATCCATTTTAGAAACAAATCATAGTCCAAGCTCTGGTATTTTTCTACGACCAATGTCTGCTGCTGGTTCAGCAATAGCTTTAGGAACACAATCATGGAACTGGAGAAGTAATTTTTGGTATAATTCTTCAACTAGCTTAAGTTACAGATCATTCAACGCATCAGGTAATAGTAATGGAGGAAGTTGGGCTGTAAATGGTGGTAGTTATAATGGTAGTGATTATGGATTAGGAATGACAGGCGGAAGTAATAATTATGGAGTAGGTTCAGATAGTCAGAATCAACCAGTTCAAAGATTTACAAGCACTGATCCAAAATCACAATGGGCTTCAACTTTTACAGGAGACATAAGAATAGACAATCAAATCTATGCTCCTCGTTTTTATTTTCGTTATAATGTTTTAGCCGCTGCATCTACTAGCGCTATTGATTATGTAAGAACAATAAACGGAATGTCTTGGTATTCAAGCGGCAATCAAACCAATAACTATCCAGTTACGGGCGCTCATGCTAGAGGGTATCAAATGTATTTTCTTCCTTACAATTATTCATATAGAAATTCGGTAAAAATAAATGGAGGAAGAATACAAGTTTATGCTAAGTTAAAACAAAGTCAGTCTCAAATTACATTAGGACAAGTAGCTTAGAAATTGCAAAGGAATTAAATATATAGTAAAAAGGTAATATTATGGCATCGTTAATAAAAACAAATAAGATAAGTACACCAGGTGGAGAAGATTTTACTCTTCCGACTACTTATCCATCGTCTCAATCATCTTTAACTTCTACAAGTAGTGGGGTTTTAGGTTATGGAGATTTAGGATTTTCTACAGATAGATTAGAAAATTCTAGTGGGGATATAAGTCGTGTTTTTGTTGATAAAGTAAGAGCAACACAAGCATCTCCTCTTTCTAATATGACTTTGGATGTAGTGCCTTCTGGTACAGATGCTGATAATGTTCAAGATATATGGATTAATTGTTCTGGGGTTTGTTTAGCAGCTGATGGATTTTTAGGACTAGAATTTTTAGATGGATCAAGTAACAATGTTTTAAGTAGTAGCACTAATATGAGATTTAGAGTTTATAATGGCACTGGTGGAGGTGGCACGTCACATCAACAATATTCTAACCAAAGCTGGAATGAACATAGATTATGTCATAGTTCTTATGATGTTCCTGGAGCTTCAGCATCAAGTGAAATATTTACTGCTACGTCTTTAGAAAATGAAAGACCTGTGTTTAATATGGAAGCAAGAATAATGGTTGTTTCAGCAGGACAAGCAGCTGTTGTTGAAGATAGCAGTGTAAATGGCGGAGCTGGAGGAAGATTACATTGTACAGCTTATTCTTCGTGGAGAAGAGGAAATTACGATAGTGACACCGCGGGAAATTGTACTTGGTCAAATAGTTTTTGGTATTACAGCACTTTAAATCAAGTAGAAAAAGTTAGATTATTTGATTATAGTGGAGCATCTTCAATTAATGAAGGTCTTGCATGGTCTGAAGTAAGTTTAAATTCATTAAAGGTGTAATATGACAGTAAGAACAGAAAAAATACAAAGTTTAACAGGATCAGCTCCTTTAACATTACCTACATCATTACCTTCAAGTAACAAGGGACTACAAGTAAGTACAACAGGCGTAATATCAGCTCCTGCTACAGCTACGACTCTTTCAAATTTAAGTGCTGGAGGTAATAGCGATTGGATTTTATTTGATCATTTAGAACAAGATGGTTGGGCTGCAAGCATGAAAGTTTCGGCTAATGGAAACGGAACATATGCAGCAGGAGATATTTATTGTTGGGAAATCAGGTTTCATATACTTCACGGAAGAAGTGGTAGAAATACTATGAGTACATACTGGGCGCCTTACTCTGGTGATACAAATATGGCTATGTTTCAATCATCTCAATCCTTAAAACCAATTGGTGGAGGTTTGGGTTGTAGCACTCAATATTATAACGAAATGGGAAATCCTAATGCTAATACAAGTTATGACGGTCATGAATTTATTTTCACAAATTATGCTCAGTCAACCAGTATGACTGATAACGGTAATTATTCCAATAGATTTTCTACTTCAGCCACTCCTTGGGATACTAGCGGTATGTATGGATCAGATGGCCCAGGAATGCAAGGTTCTTTTAGATATTACAATGGTTATGTTAATAGAGGAAAAGATATGAATATGGAAGGAGTAACATTAAGCACTGAGAGTAGTTACGGAGGAGGAAGGATACAATGGGAATATTATAAACCAAAAAGAAATAATGCCTCAGTTCCTGCACCATTGAATGCGCCAATAGACGGATTTAGAGCTATAGGACAAAGCTCTACTTATAAAGTGTGCGGATGGATGCAGTTATGGGGAATGCCGAAAGCAGTTACTTAAAAGGATAAAAATATGTCGACACTTGCCACAAATAAATTAGGAACATTATCTGGATCAGCAGATCTAAATATTCCGTCTTCAAGGCCTTCATCAACAGAAGCCGCTATGTTAGATTCTAATGGCAATATAACTTTTGGTGCGGGATCTACTAAAGTTGATTACATAAACCCTTTAGATGATAGCACACAAGTAGTAAAAGTTTTAGTTAACCATCAATCAGTAAAAAATGGAACTGATATACCATCATCAACTTATATTCAAAGTGGTCAAACAGTTGGTTACTATGGATTTATAATGGGTTACCCAACCGCATCAGCAGATTTACAAACAAATTACCTTTTTGATGGAAATGTTAGAGGTTATCAAGTGGATTGGTCGTGTGGAGCATTAGGTCAAAGCGCTGAATATCCATCTTTTGCTCCAGTAGATAAAACTGGAGATTATCTTTTTCAGGAAACTCAATATAGCCAAACTCAAACAAGATGGTATGGGCCTAGTGGTACAAGTGCAAGCGGAACTAGCCAATGCACTCAAGGTGGCGTTTTTTCTTATAGTGGTGTTCAAAATGTTGGTTATTCAAGTAATAATGGTAATGGCACATTAGCTTTTGGTTCAATATGGATGAATACAGCTATTGCTGGATTTAATATACGGAGTCATGTGTGGAGAGAAATGAATGATGCTAGTACATCTTATAGACCTGATGATGGTGGTTGGGATATAAGACCAAGTTACAATACTGGGCCTAGTGGCAGTCAGATGAGCAGTAATGATGATGGTTGGCCTCAAAGCACTCCTGGTGGTATATATATAGGAACTAATAGTTATAGTGCTACTAGCGATCCCGGAAATTATTGTTATTTGTCAGCAACTTGTTATGCTATTATAAAACCAACAACAATAGTTTAATTTAAAGGAGATAATTATGGGAATACCACAAAAAGAGACACTAGAAAGATCAAACATAAGTTTTCGTAATTGGGAAAATGATGGTAAAAGAGAAATAAGACCAGAGACTGATTCAGAGTTAGCTCATAGACAATCACTTCATGAAAATTTTATTAAGTTTTGGTTTCAAATGAGAAGAGATGGTTTAAAAAGTTCAGCTGAGGCTAGAATACCTAGCACTGATTGGACGCAGTTATTAGATAGTAATTTAACTGATGAATCTGTTGCAGCATTTCAAGCATATAGAGAGAATTTAAGAACTATTACTAACGGTCTTTTAGAAGATGATAATTTAACTCCTGTAGATGAAAATAATACATTATGGGACGAAGATACAGAAATAGATACTTTAATTCCTGCTGAACCAACCCCTGTATATAAATCAGAAGAATAGGAGTAAAACCAAATACTCGTATTTTCTTAATTAATAGGATAAAATAAAATATGGCATTTGGTTTTGACTCATACGCACAAGACGCTTTTTCCACTTCAGGAGGAGGGCCAGTTAATGTAACTGTATCCGCTACAGGCGTAGCCGGGACAACTGGCCTTGGAGTTGTTACAACCAAATTTGACATGGTGTTTGAGGTTACGGGTGTTCAGGCAACTGGAGCCATCGGAACTGTTAATGCAGGAGCGGGCGTCATAGTCTTCCCAACGGGTGTATCGGCAACTGCTGAATTAGGTAACGAAACGGTCTTTGTAGGTATTCTTGTTCCCGTTAATAACACTAACCTTCTAATGACAGCAGAGTTAGGGACGGCTGAAGCTGTCTTACCGATCACTGCTGAAGTAACTGGAGTTTCTGCAACAGCTCATTTAGGGCAAGAAACGGTTGTTGCAGGTAATGTTATAGCTAAACCAAGAGGCGATGAAACATTTAATGTGACAGTTGCTAACGGTGGTAGTGGTAATGTTTATTACTTAAATTACTTTATGCAGACTACACTTGATAGTCTTCATCCTCCATTTACCTATCGCTTTGATTTATCAGACTCTTCTGTTGGAACTCATCCTTTACGATTCTCTACTACAGCAGATGGAACGCACGGAGGAGGAACGGAATATACAACAGGAGTAACAGTTAATGGAGTTGCTGGTAATCCGGGAGCTTATGTAGAAATTACTCTTACTGATTCTACACCACAACTGTATGTCTATTGTGCAAGCCACCCAGGCATGGGCTTCATGCTTGATATGGATTATAATGCTGAAATAATTGGAAATACCGCACTAAATAGTGTAACAATTAAAGCATCTATACTTATTCCAGTAAATAACTCTGGAATGAATGTTTTTGGTATAGTTGGAGATGTAAATGTAACAGGCACAGCTCTTATTACTCCAACCGGAGTGAGTGCCACAGGATTTATTTCTTCTGGTCAAGTACCTGCTGTTAATGTGTGGCAAGTGATTGACGATTCGCAAACCCCAGGTTGGACGGAGATAGCAGCGTAATGGCAAGTACATATTCAAATTCTTTACGATTAGAACTTATTGCTACCGGGGAACAAGCTGGTACATGGGGTTCTACCACCAATCGAAACATGGGAACTTTATTAGAGCAAGCAATAGCTGGTTATGAAGTTATAACTATTTCTGGAGATACCACTCTTACAACAAATAATGGTCAAACAGATCAATCAAGAAATATGGTTCTTGATGTTCAAGGAACTATTGGCACGACAGCAAATATTTATATTCCAGCCCAAGAAAAATTATATGTTGTAAAAAATGGAACAACGGGTGGACAAAATATAGCAGTAAGAACAACTGGGCCTACAGGAACAAGTGTCACTATTCCAAATGGTAAAACAACAATTTTATATGGAACGGGTTCTAATGTTTATACAGCTCTTACATTTACTGATGATTTAGATATAGACAATATTAATTTTACAGGAAATACTATATCTTCTACAGATACAAACGGCAATGTTGTGCTAACTCCAAACGGAACGGGAAGCGTGGTTCTTTCTAAAGATGTAACAGCAAGTCAAGCTTTAACAGTAAGTACAAATTTAGCCGTAGATGGAAATACCACTTTAGGCGATGCCTCTGGAGATACAACAACAATTAATGGTAATGCTGTTTCTATTCCTAATGGATTAAACTTTGATACAAATACTTTAGTATTAGATCAAACAAATAATAGAGTGGGTATTGGACAAGCTAATCCGTCTTCTGCCCTTCATGTTGCTAATAGAACAATTACCGATGATTTTACTATAGGTGGCACGGGTGGTTATCAATTCCCTAGTTCTTCTGGAACTTCCGAACAAATTTTACAAATGAACAGTTCTGGAAATTTACAGTTTGTTGATATTGGAACAATTGGAGCATGGTCAACTGTAGGTAATGCTATAAGTGGTGGAGCAAATTCCATGACTATTTTTGGATCTGTTGCTTATGATGTATGGTGGGCTACTTATCGGTTACTCTTTGATGCTACAACTTTAACAACATTTAGAGTTGGTTTAGTCGATTCAGCTGGTAGCCAAGTATCTGCTAGTAACATATTTAACAGCACATTTATCTACCAAGATGTTTCAGGAGCTAGTGGAGGCGCTGTAACATCAAATGCAAATAAATCTTCTAATGCAGCTACAGGAGTTATTGCTGTTGGAAGTGTCCCTTCTTCATCATCAACGGAAGTAGTTGTTGAGGGAACAATGTATTTATTTAGAAATGCTCAATACTCTTCAGGAAATAATTTTGCTGGTAATGCTCAATCTACGTGTACAAAAGATGGTGGAGCAACTGGTGATATAGGTACTACAAGTCAATGTTATATAAAGGAAGCGTCAGCAAATGCGACTGCTGTATATGGCTTAGTTTTTAGTGAATTAGGTGGCAACACCTTAAAATCAGGATCTCGTATAGATTTATATGGCGCATCATTCCCAACTTAAGGTAAACAATGTTAGAGAATGTTCAATTCAAACCTGGAGTTATAAAAGAAGGAACACGCTATTCAAATGAGGGTGGATGGTATGATTCTGACAAAGTAAGATTTCGTTCAGGTTTTCCAGAAAAAATAGGTGGTTGGGAGAAAAGAGGAAGTAATACTTTTCAAGGAATTTGCCGTAGCTTAAATCAATGGGCTGCTATTGACGGAAGTCAATATATAGGTGTTGGAACTAATCTTAAATTTTATGTATCAGAAGGTGAAGCTTATAATGATATTACGCCAACGAGAAAAACTTCTTCACTAACAAATCCATTTACAACTGTTAACGGATCTACTTTAGTTACCGTAACTGATGCGGGCCATAATGCTGGTCAAAATGATTTTGTAACTTTTTCAGGAAGTGGCGCTGTGGGCGGAGTTCCAGCAGCAGATTTTAATAAAGAACATCAGATAGTTACAATTATTGATAATGATAATTACACCATAAATGTAGCCACCTCTGCGAGTTCAGCAGTAAATGGAGGTGGTTCAGTTAATGCTGTTTATCAAATTAACACGGGTTCAGTAGACTATACAGCTGGTGTAGGTTTTGGAGCTGGTTTTTTTGGTGGAACACAAACAGGAGTGCAATCAACAACTACAACCGGAACTAATAATGCTGGCTCTAGCACCATTAATGTAGTATCCACTGCTGGTTTTACAGTAACAGGAACAATATTAATTAATGAAGAATTAATAACTTATGGAGCATTAACAGCTACATCTTTTACAAGCTGTACAAGAGGTCAATCAGGAACACAAGACGCAACACATACAGCTGGAGCTATTGTTCAACAAGCCGATACTTTTATTGGATGGGGTAATGCGGCTACATCATTAACAGACGGCCAACAATTACGATTATGGGGTAAAGATAATTTTGGTGAAGATTTAGTATTTAATGTTAATAATGGCGGTGTTTATTATTGGGATAAATCAGGTGGAGTTTCTGCCCCGGCAGTTGCTTTATCTGCTAAAGCCGGAGCGGATGGATTTGCACCAACAGTAGCGACACAAGTTCTTGTTAGTGAACTTGGTAAACATGTTATTTGTTTAGGAGCTAATGAACAAGGATCTAGTACACAAGATCCTATGCTTATTCGTTGGTCTGACACAGAAAATCCAAATATCTGGCAAGTATTAAATGAAAATAATGCTGGTGATTATCGACTATCATCTGGTAGTAAAATTATTGGAGGAATTAAAACAAGACAAGAAATATTAATTTGGACCGACACAGCTTTATATGCCATGACTTATTCTGGAACAAATTTTGTTTTTAATTTTAGTTTGATGGATGAAGGTACTTCTATCTTATCACCCAATGCAGCTATCAATGCTAATAATGGTATCTTTTTTGCTGATAGTGAAAACTTTTATGTGTATACCGGTTCAGTTCAAACCTTGCCATGTAGTGTAAGAAATTATGTATTTAACGATATTAATATGTCACAACGCTACAAAGTTTTTGCTGCTAGAAATGAAAACTTTAATGAAGTGTCTTGGTTTTATCCAAGTGCTGATTCTACCGAAGTAAATAGATATGTAACTTATAATTATGTAGAAAGAACTTGGGCTGTAGGCACAATGGATAGAACAGCTTGGGATGATGTAGGAACTTCAGTTACTAATCCTATAGCAGCCGGAACCAATAATTATATATATAACCAAGAAACTGGAGATGATGACGATGGATCTGCAATGACGGCTTATATTGAATCAAGTGATATTGATATTGGAGCCGGTAATCAAATGATGTTTATTAGGCGTATATTGCCAGATATTTATTTTTATGGAACATCAGCTTCACAAGACATGAATATCATTGTAAAAGTAAGAGATTATTCATCTAGCTTGAATCCTCCAATAACAGATCAAACATTTACATTTCAAACGGGAGCAAGTAACAGCGGATCTACGGGATCACAACAATTATATTCTCGCATCAGAAGTAGACAAGCTGCTTTTCGTTTTGAAAGCACTACTACAGGCCAACAATGGAGATTGGGAGGAGTAAGATTAGATATGAAACCGGATGGTAGAAGATGAGCAGAACACCTGAACAAGTATTAACAAAAACAACTTTACCGCTCCCGGAAAGAGAGTATCAAGAATCCTATTTTAGAAGGTTAGTAGGTGATATTCAAAGGATATTTACCAGCTTACAAACACCAGAGGAAACTAGAGAAGAGTCTGAGACTTTTTCTTGGTTTATAAGTTAATGGCAAGAGCCTATTTAAATATTGTGAAAAATGGTTTATCATCGGGCGATAATACAATTTATACTTGCCCACAAGGTGGACAAGCTATAGTTAAAGTTGTAAATATATATAATACCTCTGGAGGAGCTGTAACAGTTTCTACAAAAGTATTAGATAGTTCCTCAACCACTACAGGTGTATGGAACGAAACATCAGTGTCTGCAAGCACACAAGAACGAGTCCTTCAAAACGGAGAAGTTATAATTTTGGAGTCAAGTGACGTATTGAAAATAAACGCTGGGACAGGAACAGCAATAGATTCAATAGTTTCTTTACTTCAAATAACATGAGGACAATATGGCGTGGTATGATTTTATTCTAGATACTGGTAAACAATTTTTTAAACCTCAGAATTTAATGAGTTCTTTAGGCACCGCAGGCATTATGCAATTGTTTGGTGGTGATAGTGATGATTTTAAAAGAAACTTTTTATTAAGTAATTTATCACGATCTATGAATCCTTTATCATTAAGTGCTAAAGATAAGCAAAAAGCTTTTGCAAAATTAAGTCCTAAAGAAAAACAAGAATATACAAATTTAGCTCGTTCTGGAAATTTAAGAAAAGAAGACTTTCAAACTTTTAAAGATTTAGGAGTTATTAAGCCTGGCGCATTTAATACTCATGAAGATTATTTACAATACTTTCAATCGAAACAAGCTCCTTCAGCTGGTTTACCTGATTTTACTCCCCCAGAAGGTCCAAAACTAATGCGTACATCTATGGGTGGTGGATCTAATCAACCTTCCCAACAAATAAGTACAACTTCTTATAAAGGTTTTAATGATCCAGCTGGTATATTGAGTTTACCTCAATCTCAAGGAACAAGTCGCGGTGGCGCACCGAATTATGAAATAACAGAAGGTCCGGGAGGAACACAACGGTATTACGATCCAAAGAGCGGAAAAGAATTTATTCTTGGTGGTGATGGAAAAGTAAGCATGATAAGTCAAGGCAGTCCTCAAGCCCCCGGCTTTGGACAAGGAGGATTTAATTTTAATCAAGGTATTGGTGGATTGAATCAAGGATTCTTTGGACCACATCTTCAAAACTTTGATCAGATTATGATGAATAAACTTTTATTAGAGGCTATTAATCCTGATTATTACAAGAAAAGAGATTTTGCAGCGGAGGCTGAAGAAAGAGATAAGAGATTAAGAAGAGAATTTAGAGCAGAAAGTTTAGATCCAATGATGTCAGGTTTTGCACGCAACATGCGTCCACGAGGATATAGCTCTGGTGGTATCACTGATTTAACAGACGGTGGAGAATCGGCTGGCCCCGGAACAGGAACTTCGGATTCTATCCCGGCTTTATTATCTGATGGAGAATTTGTTATGACAGCTGAGGCGGTAAGAAATATGGGTAATGGTTCACGAGAAAAAGGAACTCGTAAAATGTATAATTTAATGAATAGTTTAGAAAGAAAAGCATAATGGCTGAAGTAGGACAATCACAACAAACATATATGGATCCTGTAAAAAGGGAATTACTTAATTTCTTAGTGCAACAGTCTATGGGTTTAATTAGCGGAATGCAACCTAAGTTAGACGATCAAGGGAATATTATTTATGGTACGCGAAAAGATTCTTTAGGAAATCCTTTACCAGAAATGGAATATGTAGGAAGACCTTTTTCACAAGATGCGGTTACTAAACAAGTTGCACCATTAACCGGATTAGAAACCTCCGCTTACCAAGCTGCTGGCGCTGGAGTCGGTCAATTTCTTCCTTACTTACAAGATGCAAGAAGACTGTATGGCGAGGCGGGAGCGCTAGAAAGAGAGCGAGTACCATTTGTTACAGAAGGTATATTAGGTACCCGTAAAGGAATGGATTTAGTAGAAAGCGCATTACCTTACTATCAAGGAATTGCTGACGAAAATAGATTTACAGAACAAGTTGCTGATAGATTAACAAAAAGATTAGAAGATAATGAAGCGAGACAATTAAGTAATTTAGCACGAAGCGCTGGTGGATCTGGAGCTTTAGGCGGAAGTCGTTACGGAATAGAAAGAGCTAATATACAAGAAGGAACTCAAGAAGCTTTAGCTGATAGTTTAGCAAACTTGTATAACACAAATTTTCAAAATCAAAGACAAGCTGAACAAGTTGCAGCTCAAGGCATAACTAGTTTAGGTAGCACATATGGAAATATGGCAAGAGCTGTTCCTTCTGTTGCTCAAGGATATGGATCTGTAGCAACTGGACTTGGATCTTTAGCTGGTAACTTTGCTCAATTAGGTCAAACCGGACAACAAATGTATGGACAAGATTTAAATACAGCTAGAACATATGGGCAATCATTAAGAGATTATAACCAAAGTTTATTAGACACACGACAATCTAATTTATATGCTGAACAATCTTTACCGTTCCAGTTATTAGGTTATATGTCAGGTGTTACAGGAAGTTTACCAAACAACCCTTACACTATATCAACTCCATTACCTAACCAAGGCGATAGCTATGGAATGGCATCCGGTATAGCTGGCGTAGGTCCGTTTGGTGGAGGGAGTGTATAATGCATAAACCTTGGCATCAAAGATCTATGATGAAATATAATGTTGGTGGACCGGTATCAACTACACGTAAAAGACGTGGATTTGTTCCAGCAAATCCAAATATACAAACAAAAGAAGTTATTACGGTTGATGATCAAGGGCGCCCATTATTTTTAATTCCAAGTACAAGCGGTGGTCATGCTGGTAGAAGAAAAGAACTTATTAATAGAGAAAAGATAGAAGGTATTCTTTCTAATCTTCCTGAGATAATTAGGAAACATCCACATGCTAATCGCGCACCAATAATAAAAACAGATTATGGACCATTAGGAATTTTAGGCCTTAATGTTAAGGATGGATTAATTAATATGATTGGTAATAATAACCAAAGAGATAGAGCTGTTGCTGAATATCTTCAAGAAAACCCTGATCGCTACACTGCAATTATGGAAAGATTTGACGGAGATATAAATAAACTATCAGAATATCTTTCATCTGATGAAGTTACGGCAGAAGACATTGAATTATTTAATCCTGAACTCACCGAAAATCTTGAGATAGCAAGTGGCACTACTGAAAACCCAGATGAGAGTGGTGCAACAACAGTTAGCACTGAAGAAGAAGAACAACAAACAGACGACAATACAGAACCAACTCCAGAAGAGCCAAAAGAAGAAACAGTGGAAGATTTTGTGAATCGCATAAGTACAGAATCTTTTATTGATAAAAGTCCAGAATACAGACCGGAGGCAAAACGAGCTGGTAATGTAGCTCAAATGTATGGTGAAATTGCTCCAGGTCAAGTAGGTGGTTTTGGTCCGGGACTGTCCCGCGGAGCGCGGACAGCGGAGCTGCGCCAGCAAGGTATTGAAGATAAAGAAAGAGAATACGAAAAAGAAAGAGCAATAGAGATGGCTAAGTTAGCTGCTGAACCTAAATATGGAAAGTTAGTTGATTTTAAATTAGGTCCTTTAGGAGACAGTAATTTAGTATTACAAAAATATGTAAGTAAAACCCCTGGATCAAGAGAGTCTTTAGCTGCAGAAGGATCCGCTGCTATGGTGGTTAATGAAGTTTATAATGGCATAAAAAATATTAATGCTGGTTTATCTAAAATTAATTGGTTAAAGGAAAATGCTGACGGCGCAACTGGTGGGCCGCCTGCCCTTAAATCTTTTGCCGAAAAAGCAGCGCAAGCTTTAGGAATTTCATTACCTGCGGGACAATACACTACTCAAAAAGCTGTCGTTGATTTTCTTCAATTAGAATATGCTAAACAATTATTGGGAGAAGGCGGTAAAACAATATCTAATGAAGAAAGGCAAATGGTTAAAGAAGCTTTAGGCCAACCAGGAGTATTTAATACAGTATCTGAGATGTTAGTAAAACTAGGAGAAGTGGAAGACAGACTAACTCGTAATTTAAAAGAGCATGAAAGATTTATAAATAATGCAGCAGCCGAACATCCATCTATCAATGATGCGCTAATTACTTATCAAGAAAATATAGGTGTTAGACCATCTTCTCAAAAACCAGTAGACGAAATGTCCGAAGAAGAAATTGATGCTGAGCTAAAAGGTTAATTATGGCTGATACCTTAGAATTAAAAAGAAAAAGATTAATGCTAAAAAGACAGCGAGAGTCTAATAGCGGTAATCCCAATGCTGAATCTTTTTTTAAATCAGCTCAAGTATCAGACATTCCTCAAACACAAGGAACAGATCCATCTCAATATGTAGATCAAAATATTGCACGTTCTCCTGAAAGAGAAAAATATGACACTGATGTTGATTATTCAAGTGGAATAAAAAATCAAGGATTTCGCTGGCGATTTTCTAATTTAAATACCGACAAAGAAAGAGCTTTATTATTAAATAAAGAATTAGGCCCTCAAAAAGAATTTTGGGATGTAGATAGATCAGGAAGATTTATTCTTACGACTTCTGGAAGACAAAAATTAGGTGATGAAGGAGAAGGTAAAATAGCTATTGATGAGGAGGGATTGAGCTGGAGTGATGTTACAGACTTTGTTGGTCAAGCTGGTCTTCCCATTTTAGGCTCTATTTTAGGAACAGTTGGAGCTGTCATAGCTGCACCTGTTGCCGCTCCATTGCTAGTGGCAAGTGCGGGAGCGGGGCTAGGAGCTGGTTTGTTTTCTTTTGCAGATGAAATGCAACAAAAAGGACGAGGTGTAGCAGATGAAGATTTTAATGAATATGGAAAAAGAGCGGCAGTAGAAACAGC